TAGCAATGCCGTAGACCTCACAAATAATGGATGACGCCCTAAAAGGGAGGGTAAGACTATACTAAACAAGAGCTTTCATATGAAGGTCATTTCAAAACATTACTCTCGATACAAAAAATTACAAAACACAAGATCATGAATTGACCTAGATCAATGATTCAAGCCCATTTTAATTCGCAACCTTATGTTGAGTCCTAAATTGCCGAGACGCAATCTGGACATCACTGCATAGAGCTACGCCGTTTCGTTTTTAAGTTTCTCTCTCGTTCCGAATTATAACGTTTGTGAATTATTCGATTCATGCTCCAATTGAATAGTTTTAATCCAGCCCCCCTACACTCAGTTTTTTGATCAACCTTTTGATGTCACTAACTTCATCCATCAGAGCAAGGATTGCTTCATGGTGAAGGGCCGCGGCCACTCCGACCGTATCAACAGATTTTACATCCTCAATTTCTGAGCCGTCTCGTAAGGTTGTTTTTCCATATGATTTCACTGCTTTAGGAAAAACCTTTTCAACTTCCTGAGCTATGAATCCATACCCGTGCGAAGGAATATCGAGGCGGTCCCATTCGACGCCTCGAAGTTGCTGCATTTTCATAAGCGGATCAGCTATTACCGTTATATTTTCTTTAATACGCTCATCGGAAGAAGTTACCCAATTGCCTGTCGCAGCACCATTGGAATGGAATACCCATGCTACCATTCCTTCCTGATCAGACCCTTTCAGGCCCAATGTCACGTTTTCAAAATTTGCACCACCGCCACGAGCACCACCGAATGTCCATTCCCCTGTATACCAAGTTCCTCTGAGGATGTTGACATAATTCCCTGTATTTGGGTTATACCCACTGGCAACGATTAGGCTGATTCCGTTATTCATCAATGCACCGCCACCATTATCTCCTGAACTGATGGCAAATCCGGGATTACCACCTACCCCGGGCTGAACTGTAATTGGGCTCGTGATTTTCCCACCCGCTTTCTGATCGACGGTATTTAATCGTGAATCGTTACCAGCGGCCACCGTTCCCGCAGCTGTTCCGACGTTCTTGGTGGCGCTGTCGCCCAAACCGAGATTTGTGCGAGCGCCTGAAGCGGTTGTCGAACCGGTACCCCCCTGCGCTACAGACAGCGCTGTAGTAAGTCCGTTGAGCGAGGTAATGTCATTGTTTGCACCTTTTGTCGCCTTGCCTGAGAGCGATGTGGTAATACTATTCCAGGCTGGGCCCGTCCATGTCGTTCCATCCGGCAGAATTACCGGTACATCTCCTTTTCCAGTAAAAATGCGTTGCCAGTTCTGTTTGTCGTAATTCAGTCCACGCAGCGCTTCTGCACTCTGAGCAACCAGCGCTGCTGTGACCATATTCAAGGCCACACGCGGGACTGCTGACCAGGCCGCACCAGATTGCGTTGGCCCGGTGAAGTTACTGACAAGCGTGAGCTGCGTGCCACTGTCTACCGTTTTCACTGGCAGCGTATAGGGCACACCGCCCACAGTTGAGACAATAAAGTCACCTGCGGTGAGTTCTGTTGCGAATGAGGTTCCGGAACCGCCAACAATAGCGGAACCATTTGTCAGAGTTATTGTTCCTGCCGACATATAGGATTCCTTAATTCAGAAAATAAAAAACCCCGTCAATGCGGGGCTTTTGGGTGGGGTTGTATCAATACATTGCGGGGATGATGGGAATACTCATTCCGGTATATCTCTCGCCGGTCACAGAATATTTGTCTGTCCATCGGGAACGGACACGGCCATTTCCACATTTTACCGAGTTCCCGCTCATCACCAGTCCCTTGGATCGCATGTTGCACCACCCGCTGGCTGTTGAAGAGATGAAACCATAGGAGCCAAGCGCAATCATGCTGTTGCCAATATCGACCCAGCTATTGCCCGGTGAATAAAACTGATTGCGGAATATAAATGGACGGCGGGTAGTGGAGAAAGTGCACTGGCCAGCAGCGTTGATGAAATTTAATCCTCTCCCCGGTACAGGTGCCTGAACCGCAAAAATTGCAATATCGACATTTACAGAACGGACAATATCGTCATAGCCCGTATAATCCTGCCGGGAGTAAATATTATTGCCATCACATTCAAGCGTAGCTGCGCTGTCATTCCAGCGTGCAAAAACGAGCCCTTTGGCCGGAAGCGTGTAAGTACCATTTACATTGACCGTCCCACTGAAAACACAGGAAGCAACGCGGCTGACATCAGTGATCGCAATAAAGTCTGTCGAGTCCTCAATGAGCAAACCACGGTTTCCACTCTGCCCTGCCGGTAAAATCTGCCAGACTGTGCCGGGAAATGTTTTATCTTTCCCCCAACCATCTGATGACCAGACTCTCTGAGTCAGGGTTCCGTTGCCGTTATTGGTTATACCGTCAAGAACCATAATCGTTGTGATCAGATTCGGCGAGCGAGTCACATTCACAACCGAGTTTGATGGAATGAAAAATGGGGTCGCCCCGGCAACAAAGCCCTGAACAGTCATGGTCTGCTGGCCCCATGCCTCTACCGCCTCCCCGCCATACGACGGACATTTCATTCCGGCAGTGATGGTCATTGCGGGACGCCCGTCATTCAAATCAATATAAAGCCCCCTGGCCATCAAAATTCTCCCAGAACAATGCGCCCGCCGTTCGACAAACTGACAGTGACACCGTTGTTATTGATCGTGACGCCTCCAGTTGAGTTGGTAAATCCAAACTGACCATTTTGGGCATAAACCCCGCCACGAACCGTCACATTATTGAATTCAGCAGAACCATTCTTGTTGATAGTCCAGCCTGCTGTGCCCGCACTGTAATTATTCGACTGAATGACATTGCCAATCTTGGCATTCGTGATCGTGCCATCCTGAATAAAACCTGAGCTGATAAAGACCTGACCATTAACTACCGCGAAGGGTGAATACTGACTGTCACCGCTGCCGCTCATCAGAACGAACTGATTAGCGTTAAAGCCAACCCTGGTTATTACCGGTTTCCCTGCCTCCGCCAGAACGGCAATCGACATCCCTGCGTTGTACATTACGCCATTAATCCTGACCCCCGTTTTCAGCGTATAAATGGCTGATGCGCCGGTGGCGTCAACGACTGCAGTCAGCTTGTCTTCAAGAGCTGCCGTCACATCGTTAAACTGCGCCTGCACCTGGGTGGACATTTCAGCCATTGCCTTATCAACTTCAGCAATAGTCGTTTTTACAACCAGAATATCGGCACGCACTTCCCCGTATTGCGCCCACTGATGCTCAACTGTTCCGTGGTTCGCCAGGGCGTTCTGCAGAATTCCCTCAATGTTGGTATCGATGTCTCCAGTGAGGCGCTCCCCATCAGCAGAGGTAAGAAAATCGTCTGCTATATCCCCCAGATAATCATCGGCGTTATCGTTTGACATACCCCTTACCCAGTCGGTATATCCGGACTCGTTACCTGTTCTGTCGACCAACTGCGCGCGGTACCAGAATTCCTGCCCGGCTTTAAGGCCGAGCTGGGTGTATTCCGCAGATGGATAAGGCACGTCTGAGAGCAGGAGTGGATCCGAAAAGTCACTGTTGGCGGTATACTGAATTTCCGTTTTTAGCGTATCGCCAGTGTTTGCCGGGAAGCCCCAGTTAAGAAGAATGCCCCAGTTAATACCCGTGGCCGTGAATCCTACTGGCTTAGGTGGGTTTCCTACTTTGCCCGTCAGTGTCTTCTCTTCCGAATATCCCCATCCTGAGGAAATTTCAGCGGCATTGATAGCACGCACGCGCACCAGATAGCGTCCGGCGTAAATCCCCGGGACGTCGAATGACGTGGTGGAGCTGCGCGGCACGTTAACCCAGTTCCCGTCATTGCGGCGCCATTGCGCTTCATAGGCGATAGCGTTCTGCGCCTGGTCCCAGCTCACGCGCATGGTCTCAACGCTGATATTTTGCTGCACCACGGAAAACGAGCTGATCACGATGTTCGAAGGCGGCGACTGGTTACCCGGCGGGATCACACTCACCGGCCGCTGGTCAATGATGGCTCCGGTATCAATACGGTCATATTTATCCGGGTCGTGCCATGCGGCGGTAATCGAGAAAGTGCCATTATCGTTATCTGAAACGCTGACAACACGATACTGCTGCGCGTAAAGCTCGTCAGATTCAACCACCCAAACAGCTTCGGTCTGTGGGGTCTCACTGTATGCAGTAGTGACTGTGACTGATTGGCCGTTCACAGCCTGAATGGTCCTGCTCTGCGACGCTCCGGAAGGTAGGTTGAGAATAAGGCGATCACCTGCTGCCGCATCTGCCACGCGGTCAAGTTTGATAACGCGACCGTTAACGGCGCTGATGCGGCCTCCCATAACCTTTCCGGAAAGCAGTTCGTCAGCCACGGCGATGATGTAGCCCGGCTGTGGTATGTTTCCATCCAGGCCGACATCGAACGAAACAACACGGTCTTTATTGTTGGTGAGGATGCCCCAGCGGCCTTTTCTGTTTGCTTCTGATTGCCGGGTGCATCCGATAGCCGTCATCTCCAGTTGATTAAAGCCGTAACGTGCCACCAGCGCCTGCTCAAATACGGGCTCCATCGCGTCAGCGTAGGCGTTATCCGGATCGGACCAGGATACCAGCGCTGTGGTGTATCGGGTTTTAGTGGTGCTGCCCGAATAGGTGAAGCGACCGTCAATAACGTTCGCGCGCGTATAGCTGTAATCAACATCACGTGGCATGTCAGCCAGGGCAACGATCTGATCCCCGCCCCAGTAAGTCATGCCGCGGAAGATAGCGGCAAAATCACGCAACACAGTGTAAGCGTCGTTACGGTCCTGGATATAGACGTTGCAGGTATACCGTGGTTCAGTACCGCTTCCGCCTTTGCCGTCCGGTACCTGCTGATCGCAATACTGAGCCACCTGATACAACGTCCATTTATCGATGTTAGCCGCAGTAAGCCGGTTACCTAGGCCGAAACGATCGGTAACCACCAGATCGTAAAAAATCCACGCCGGGTTATCCGTCCATGCCCATTTAAACGCCCCGGTCCATGTACTGCTATAGGTTCGGGTTTCAGGGTCATAAGTATCAGGAACACGGATAACACGTCCGCGGGGCTCACAGGAGATCTGCGGGATTGAGCCGTTAAACTGGCTGGAGTCGAATTCAATGTACAGCAGCGCGGTGTTCGGATAGCGCAACTTGGCGTCGATCACCTCAGTGAAGCTCTGCAGTGTCATCGTGTCGCCAATCTTCGCGCTGTTAGCATCGGCTGTAA